GCAGACGTTGTTTGGTCTATTCATCAAGATGAAGGGGATCAAGAGCTTGGCATTATTAAAGTCGGTGGTATTAAGAATCGTGTTGGACCTAAACATGGAGCAACAGCAATGAGAATTGATTATAATACATTATCGCTTTCAGAAGAAAAAGACTATATCGGCCTTGCCAATAACAATAGTGATGCCGATGAAATGACAAGTTTGGAAAGAAGACTTGAAAAAATAGGCAAGTAAGTTAAATAAGTCTTATGAGTGCCAAGAATATATACGTTTTTACAGACATCGATTTAGATGGCTCCACAAGCTTATTGGCACTACATTGGGGACTTAATGCTAAAATTGGCGATTTAAAATACAAAGCTACTACTATCAGTAACTTAAGAAGAGAGTTGTTAAGGTGGTTAGAGGAAGATAATTTTAGCAATTATGATGAGGTATATTTTTTAGACCTCGACACAAGCAATTGTGCTGACTTAATTGACAAACCAAATGTTACTATTATAGATCATCATCTTACTCATGTACAGGCTATAGAGAAAGGTGCATACAAGAACGCTAAATTAAACGTTATTGAGTTTACATCTTGTGCTAAGCAAATCTATAAACACTTTAAAACATTGATACCCGGGTTTGAAAAGGTATTAACTGCAGAACAAAAACTACTAATAGCATTAGCAGATGATTACGACAGTTATCAATTTAAGTTGGATAATTCTTATAACTTAAATTGCTTGTTAACGAATACACAAAAGACTTTAGATAAGACTCGTACAGATAAATTTGTTGAACGTTTTTATAGTGGTTATAATGGTTTCAATAAACAGGAACTTAATATAATCAAAGAATACATTACCGGAAGAGATGCTGCTATTAAAGCTCTACAAGTATTTTCAGGTAACGTTAGTATCAGTAAACAAGACGTAAAGATTACTGGTACAACAGGCACCAAGTACGTTAATGACGTGTGTGACTTTTTAATTAAAAAGCATGATTCAGATGTTGTGTTTTTTGTTAATACTAACAATCAGCATGTATCTTTTAGAAAGAAAAAAGGATGTAATGTAGATATGTCAAAACTTGCTAACAAGTTGTGCGAAGGCGGTGGCCATGAGTATGCAGCTGGAGGTAAAATTACTGATACTTTCATGGAATTTGTTAAACAATTAACCCCCATTGTAAAATAATATGTCTGGTGTAATAGGTGCATTAGAACAAGCAGTGCTTAGCAATCCACTCGATATGCTTATTGAGGAGGAAATTGAAACAGAGCTATTGAAATTCAGTTCATTTTGTTCTATTATTCATAATAAGAAACTTAATAATGTAACAGTTTTTTCGTTAATTGTTAAGAACAAGATATATAAAAAGATATACATGCGGATGATTCAAGTAGAGAATGAAAAAGAAGCAATAATGCTATTTTTACGGTATAATTCTAACCTTTGCCGTAGCAAAGTTGTGAAAGAGGTACTACAATCGTAGTACTAATGAACGTTCCGCAAATCTATAACACATACCTAAGCATTTCCCGTGGCTCTTTGAACAAGCCTTGGAAAGCACGGCAAGATTTTGAAGGATTTGATAAAACCCCGGACGGGTTTATTTGTAAGAGATTGGAATTGTTTTTTAAGAAATTCCCGCAAATAGATCCTAAAGAATTCTTTAAAGCACCATACATTGCATATAAAGATGAAGAACACTTCCCTCTTAATTTTTACACCACCCAGAAAGCTATTGCAATATACACTACAGTCTTAAAGCAGAAGTCAGAAGAACTACCTGACACCCCGGATCAAATCGTTGATATTAAAAAATCTTTAAAGTATATTGCTACAACGTGCTTAGAACAAAAGATTACATTTAATCAGTACTGTAAAACTAAGGAAGGATATACATACAAGTCGTTTAACGACTACAACAACAAACTAATCAACATATATGTGTTAATTAAGTTGCCTTTCTTTGAAACTCAGCTAAACTCTCTTAACCCTCAAGATAAAGAACTTTACTTGAAAGACGCAGCCAATAACATTTCAAAATACAAAATGAGATTGAATGCATCCACTAAAGCAAAGAACCTTATCGACGAAGGTCTCAAATTAATAATAAAAACTACAAATACTATTGATAAAACTAAAATATAAACTAAAATCACAATACGACTATGAAACCTACGTTTAACGCAAATATGTTTGACAGTATCAAGAATGCTCTTGAGTCTGCCAAAACCAAACAAACCGGTAGCAATTATAAGAATATCTTTTCTATTGCTAAACCAGGTAATTATGTAGTACGTTTACTACCTAATATCAAGAATCCAGGTGAAACATTCCTACATTACTTTCATCACGGTTGGAACAGTATAGCAACCGGTCAATATATTAGTGTAACATCTCCTTCTACTTGGGGTGAACGTTGCCCTATCAGTGAATTATACTTCAAAGTACTACGTAGCGGTACACCAGAAGAACAAGAACGTGCTAAAGCTAACCTACGCCGTAAAGAAAACTGGTACGTTAATGTTTATGTAGTTAATGATCCTGTAACACCAGAAAACAATGGTACTGTTAAAGTATTACGTTTCGGTAAACAATTAAACAAAATCATTGAATCAGCTATTAGCGGTGATGATTCTACTGAATTCGGTGCAAAGATCTTCGACTTAAGCGAAAGCGGTTGTAACTTACGTATTAAAGCAGAATTAGTATCTGATAAGCCAGGTGCACCTAAGTACCCAACTTATACAGCTTCTAAATTCTTAGCACCTTCTGCTATTGAAGGTTTAGACGAAGATAAAATTCAGAGCATTTATGATAGTATCTTTGATCTCGATACCTTTGTAGAACATAAGACACCAGCTGAATTACAAACGTTTATTGATACTCATTACTACGGTGAAGAAGCAACTCCTGTTGCAACACCTGCAGTAGAAGAAGATGATGTTCCATATGACACACCAGCACCTAAGGCAGCAGTAAAAGCTGTTGCTAAGGCACCGGTTAAAGCTGCTGTATCAGAAGATACAGACGCAAGCGACGATAAAGTAAAAGCGCTTCTTGATGGTCTTGACGACTTATAATCTAAATGACTGAAGAACAAAGAAGACAGCAAATTATGCAAGCACGTCAGCAGGTCCAACAAAGACCTGCTGCACCTGCTATGTCTGATGCTGAAGCTGAACAATTAGCTGCTCAGACTCAAGGCTTGACGCAAGAGCAAATGATTGCTATTGCTATGCTTGGTAAAATGGTATCTAATGATATTGGTGGCATTAAAAAGAATGCTATTGGAGATTCCTTAAAAGTTACTGATGTGGATATGTCTAAAGTAATGCCTTCAGGTATTGCTAAGGCTATGGGGGTAGTTCAAACATCTCAAAGACCACCACAACCAGTACAACAACCATATATACCTCAACCCGCACCTCAAGCTGTTCAACAACCAGCACTTCAGCTCTTTACACCACCAGTAGTACAGCAACAAGTACAACCGGTTGAACAGTCGTATTTTGATCCTAATCAACTTGAGTTCGACTTAAACAAACAAGCTCGTTATGAAGATATCATAAACGCTATTGATAAATTAGAGAATAAAGTTAATATGTTAACAGATAAAATTAACATGTTAGTTGACGCCAATAATAAAAAAAAACCGAAGATAACAAATGGAACTCAAGCTGGCTAAAAAAGATTTTGCCGATAATTTTTTAAACATTATCAGTAAAGCTGTAGACGTAGCATGTATTAAGGTCACTAAAGAAGGCCTGTATGTACTATGTAATAAACCCGATACAAGTATTATCTTATTAGGTAAATACAACTGTGCTTTAGATGTTGAAACGGAACAATCCCTCAATATAGGTGATATTAAGAAACTCTTAAGAGTTGTAGACTGTATTGAAGATGATAATATTACTTTTAAAATTAATAGTAATCACCTTTTACATAAATCTGATTCTATTCAATTTAAATATCACTTTTTAGATGATACAGCTGTTCCTAAGGCTTCAATTAAGAAAGATAAAGTAGAGGCTTTACAACTCGATACGTTTTTTGATATTGAGTATAGAAAACTACAAGAAATACTTAAAGCAAGTTCCTTTACTACTGAAACTAACAAGATATACCTATACGGTCAACCTGATGGAGTGTATTGTGAATTAGGTGATAAAGAATCTGCTAATACTGATAGTGTATCACTTAAAGTAACTGATAGAATAGAAGGTCAACCACTAACACAAGTAATACCATTTAATTTAGATATTTTTAGAGTATTAACTGGCGTAAAATTTGATACTGCAAGAGTGGGTATTAATCTTAAACTAAAGATTATGTCATTCTATGTAAAGCCTACACCTGAAACTGAGTTTAAGTTTATTATATCGGGGTTAGTTAAATAATGGCTAATAAATTAACAACTCAAAGCTATTTTATAAAAAGACTTAAAGACTCTGGTTATATGGTCTATAAGATTTTTGATGAATATGGAGAAGCTGATCCTCGTTCCTGGACTGTTATGATTGATCCAGGTAATGCATCAGTATTTTGTACCTGCTATGTTAACCATGAAGGTATGTTTGGAGAAACGTTTTTTGAGTTTTATGATGGTGGTCAATTTATTCCTGAAAAGTTTAAGTTGAAAACCGACTCAATTGAGGTTATAATAAGCTATTTAGTAAAATACGGAATTAACAATAAAACTGAACTGTATCAAACACGATAATTTTTAAATATGTCACAAGAGATTAAACACCCAACGCTTCCTACAGCTAATAGTAGTATGATTACTACAGAAGAAGATAGGAAAGCTATTATTGATAAAGCGACTGAAGCTTATTCAACGTTCCTTGATGCTTTACGTATTGATTGGCGTAATGACGTCAACAGTGCTGATACACCTCGTCGTGTAGCTAAAGCATATGTATGCGATCTTATTAAAGGTTGCTACGAGGGACCACCAAAGATTACTACGTTCCCTTCAGACGGTTATGATGGCATTGTTAGTCAGATGAATATACCTGTAGTGTCTATGTGCTCTCACCATCACTTAGCATTTACTGGTGTTGCTCATGTAGCTTATATTCCTGATAAGAACGGTCAAGTAATTGGTCTATCTAAGCTAAATCGTATCGTAGAGCATTATGCACGTCGTCCTCAGATACAAGAAGGCTTAACAGTACAGGTACATCAAGCTATCGATCAACTATGTACTGGTAATCAAGGTGTAGCAGTTATTCTTAAGTGTGCTCATACCTGTGCTTGCCATCGTGGTGTAAAGCATCATGGTTGTGCTATGATTACTTCTAAATTATCAGGGGATTTTATGAACGAACCGCAAACTCGTAAAGAGTTCTATGATTTCGTTGCTTCCGCTGAGCGAGACACTAAATAATAATGGTGAGCAAAGAACAAAAAGATTCTAAGGTTACTAAAAAGAATTCTCTAAAGAAGAAAGCTAAATTAGACTCTTCTTCTTTGCCATCAGTATTACCTAAGGAAACTCTATCTGACGAACAGAAAAAGATAAGAGATCTAATACTACACGCTCAAATTGAATTTTCTAAAGTAAAAACTAATATTATAAAGGATAAGCAAAACGAAATCTTAGCTCTTGAAAACCAAATTAAAGAGTTTATGGGTCCGTTTATGCTAATCGGCTATGATATTAATAATAATCCCGTTGAAATGGTTTCTGCATCATCAACTGCAGAACACGACGCGTTATTAGAACGCTTTAGACGTGTAATGTACAAGATCAATCAAAATATTGCCAACTCCGGTGGTACTGATCCGTATGGTTACAACAATACTGACTAAGCTTAAGCTTAAGTTTTTACCAGAACGTAGACGTATTTATATTGTTCTTGAAGGACAATATAAAGGAGAGTGGTTTTTAAAAATAAAACAAGAAAAGAATAATGTTATATTCTTTTCTTTACCGGATAAAAATATTCGTACTATTCCATTAAAGGATTTTACTTGGGGGTTACAAAATAAAGTTGTAGAACCAGTAGATGTTTTACCTGAAAAAGTATATAATGTCTGTTTAGCAGAATACAACCTTAAAGCCACCGATGTCCAAAAAAATAACGCTATTAATCGACGGGAATAATACCCTTCACCGAACTCACTGGGTGGCTAATAATACTGGCCGTCAATTAATTAATTCGAAAGGTGTAAACGTTGGAAGCACTTTTACGTTTCTCAAAACAATTAAATCATACGTAGATCAGTTTAATGCTGATGACGTGTATATTGCTTGGGACAAGAAATTAACTGAAGGGGCTGTTAATTTTCGTAATACGTTAATGGAAGGCACATATAAAGCAGGAAGAGATCAAGTACGCAACAAAGCAGTATATGATGATGCTGATGGTATCATTAAAATTACAAAAACACTTGGTATAAAGAATATATTTCCTGGAGAATTAGAAGCAGATGATGTTATCAGCTGGTTAAGTGAGAACATAGAAGGAAAGAAAATTATTGTTAGTGTTGATAATGATTTTGCACAATTGGTTAATGAGAGTATATCCCTATATAGCCCAATTAAAAAGCTTCTTGTAGATGTTAGTAATTTCGAAGATTATTACGGATTAAACCCAAAAGAATTCCTTTATTACAAGTGTATAGTTGGTGATAAATCAGATAATATACCAGGTATCGAAGGAGTAGGGAAAGTTAGAGGGCAAAAATTAGCAAAATTATTTGTTGCAGGAGATGTTAAATCTCGAGAACAATGTAACGTACAAGTTTCATTAAATATGCCGCTTGTTAGCTTAACATACGGGTTTGCTACTCATCCAAACGAGATAAAACTCTACGAAGAACAGCTATTTAATGCAAAAAACGTTAAAGCGGATTTTAGTAGCTTTCTTACTCATTGCACTGATTTAGAGTTCAATTCTATCATTGATAAAATGAGTAATTGGCAAGCTTCTTTTAATAAGACATCCAATAGTGATGTTTTAGCTGGGTATTTCAAGGCATTTGAGTAAATATTTGTCTATGTTACAAAATACAATAGAACCACGCCCAGCAACCTGTTCAACATGTGGTACAGGTCCGGTTCACCCACGTGTTACACAAGTAAGAAGAGGTAAAGACATTGTTACAGAAGCTAATTGGATTTGTCCAAGATGTAACAGTAGATTCTTAAACGGAGTAGTAAGTATTGTTAACAGTGAAAACAAGAAAAACTAAGAAAATCCTTGATGAAGTAATAACCCACACCAGTAAAAAGGGTGTGCAAATTAAAGAATCAAGTTATGAAACAGGTGGTATGACTGGTGGTAAACCAGAAACGTCATCCCCGTATGAATTTGCAAGAGATACAGTTCCTACACTGAACAGAATTGAGGGACTTAAAAATAAAACAAAAGAAAATCAAACACCTGAAAATTTACCGTTTCCGATGCAAGATACTGTCAGAGAACTTGCAGATCTTTATTTAAAGGCGCAAGACATCAGAAACAAAGCACGAGACGCAGCAGTATTACCATTTTTTAAGGGTAGAGAAGCAAAACTCGAACACTTCCGTAAAAAATTAAACGGAATAATGGTCGAATGTAAAAATTTAGCTGCAGAATTAAAAGCTTTTTCTCTTGCACCTCGTTAATAAGTTCGCTTTAATAGCGGTCTTATGAACGAAAAACTTAAATTATTATTAACGTCACTGAGCGTAACGGTGGTTATATCTGCGCTTGTAGGTGGCATTGTTAAGCTATTCGGCTACCCCTTTTGGATGTGGTTTGCAATAGCATTTGTTACTCAGTTTTTAGTATCTTACGTGTCTAATGCTTTCTTAGAGTACAAAGCAGCACGTGATATGAGAATGATTAGACTAAAAGAGGCTGAGTTAGCGCAAAGAAACACGGTTAAAGCTGTTTGTGCATCTTGTAAAAAAGAAAACGACGTAATAGTGCGTACAGATCAAGAAAATCGCTTCACTTGTGGTTTTTGTGGCGCTAAAAATTCTGTTTATTTAGTTGCAGAGACTGCTTTAGTCACCGATCCTATTTACGACGCACCCACACTTAATACAATTTCACTTAATAATGGAAACTAATACTACAAATAAGATATCACTTTACGAATTTACTCGATGGGCAGCTTTATTAGAAGCTGTTAACATTATAGCTGATAAATGCGAAGATAGAGGCATAGACTTTGACAGTCAAGAAGGTATGAAGTATATCAAACCTTTAGATATTCAAGATTATGTTAATATTCGTACTGATGCTTTAATGATAAAGATTAAAACTGCTCGGGAAATAGAAAAAAACCTCAATAACATCAAATGCCTACAAATCGAAAAACAGTTAAAACGCTTGGAAGTGATCGGGTAATTTTTCTTAACGGAGAAGTTACTGAAATCAATTCTATTGAACTGGTAAAACAGCTTTTTGAGTTAGACAAGAAATCAGACAAAGATATACTTGTAATCATCAATTCTTTTGGTGGTAGTGTTGAAGATGGCTTGTTTATTGTTAACTCTTTTAAGCTACTAAGATCAGATGTAGCTGTATTGGTTCCTTCAAACGCACAAAGTATAACTACATTGATACTTGCAGCGGGTACGAAAGGTAAACGTATTGTTATGCCAGGTGCTGCAGCTATGATGCACGGATCAATATACACATTATCTGAGATGCCACATAAAGTACAGAAAAGCGAAATGGAGTACCAAGAGAAACAAGAACATTATGTAGCAGATATACTATTAGATTATGGCTATAAACACAGAGAACATAGTCTTGCTTCTGAATATAGCTATTATGTAGGTAAAGAAATTATCGATGCTGGGTTAGCAGATGTTATGGTTAATTCACTTGATGAATTATGTAAGGTGATTAATTTATAATAATGAACTCAGAATTTGTAGTAATGGACGCATCTATAAAATATATGAATGCTCGTAACCCTACTATTGAGGAAGGGCTTTTTTATAGTGATGGTACATGGATGCGTGGTATTGATAGAGCAACAAAATATACCGACTCGAATAGTGCTGTAGAGATAGCAAGAAAATTTATAGCTGAAGAAAACCTACCAAAACGTGTATTGCTTATACAACGCAACGGCAACAACATAGGGGTAGGAGATGTTAAGTTTTAGTTGACTTATTAAAAAGAACTGTTATTATACATATATGATCATTAAATTGACTAACTCCTTTCCTCAGTATAAAGGGCTAACTGTATTGATTAATACTGACTTTCTTGTAAACGCGATAACCAACAAAGTTACACGCGATGACGGTACAATTGAGACCGTTACTACTATACACTGTCCACCCCATGGGGTTTGGGAAGTTGAAGAGACACCCGAACAAATTTATGATTTAATAAACGGTAATGTAGCAACACCACCTAAAAAAGAAACACTTCTTCTTGAAAAAGTTACACCAAAAGCTAAGGGTAAGACAAAAAAAGCTTGACGTTTACTAAAAAGTAACGATACTATAGTAAATATTTTTAATGACACAACAACCTACAGTGCAAATAACAATGACTCAATCATATTGGGAACGTTGTTATTCGGGCGCTAAGGTCTAAAGTATCAGTCAGTTTTTTACTTTAAACCTTAGGCCTCAAGCTTAAGGTTTTTTTATAGTTCTTTTCAGGGTATATCGTATAGTGGCAATTACGGCAGACTGTAAATCTGCTGCCTTCTGGCTTCCTTGGTTCGAGTCCAAGTGTACCCACCATTTTGTACATCTTCTTTAGGGGTTTTCGGAACAAAACCCTCTCGGGAGTGCGATGCTCCCGTCCCTTTCGCCCTCATAGGATAATGGTTAGTCTATCGCACTTTCACTGCGAGTATTCCGGTTCGAATCCGGATGGGGGTACCAATTTTTTGCCTGATTGTGTAATGGCAGCACAAGCGACTTTGACTCGCTTAGTTCTGGTTCGAATCCAGGTCGGGCAGTAATATAAATAACAATATGGTCTTAATACGTAGAGCATCTAAAAACGGGAAAGATTACACCGTTATAATGTTGAAGGGTGAAGAACCTAAATGGATATTAACAACTAACTACGAGCATAATCGGATATTAGAAATATATAAACAAGATAAATACTATGAAGGTATTGAAAACGATTTTGTTGATTTTAAGCAACTATTTCGTTAATATATCTTATAATGGATCATTATCACTATAAAGTACCAGGCTGGTTCTCGTTTCCTACATTATATACCGGCATGGTATCTATTCACTCGTCTGGTTCACATTTTGTTGAAGTGGGTTGTTGGATGGGGGCATCTGCATCTTATATGGGCGTAGAAATAGCTAACTCGGGTAAAGATATTAAATTTGATTGCGTTGACGAGTGGTCTGGTTATGTAGCAGATGGTTTGTTTATGAAACAATTACCTGACAACCCGGGGGATTTTGTTTATAATTTATTTTTAGAGAATACAACACCAGTAAGACAATATGCTAACCCTATTAGAAGTACTTCAATTGAAGCTGCTGCTAAATACGCTGATAAATCTTTAGATTTTGTTTTTATTGATGCTAACCATGTATTTGAAGCAGTTATTCAAGACTTGGTTGCATGGTTTCCTAAAATAAAAGCCGGTGGCTATATTGGTGGTCACGACGTAAAGGACGATTCAGTAAGACGCGCTATAGATCAATATTTTGGGCCTAACAATTACATATTTGATTATAGAGAAAATAGTTGGCTACATCACAAAAGTAGCTAAAAATGACATATACAGAAATTATTAAAAAATCGGTAGATAACGCCAACGTTGGTGTTTCAAAACTACCGCAAGAAATTCTCGATCTGGAAGGTATGTCCAGTAGTAGAATAAGACATTTACTTAACAATATTATTTCTTTACAGGGCAATACAGCTCGGTACCTTGAAATTGGCGTATGGAAGGGATCAACAACTATCTCAGCGCTATATAACAATACACCTGAGTATCATACAGCTATTGATAATTTTATTCAATTTAATGGACCACGTCAAGAGTTTCAAAAGAATTGTAGAACGTTTTTAGATTACGAAAACAGAGTAAACTTTCTTGATTGTGATTGTTTTGGTATTGACCCGGCTGAATTTAAAATTAAAGACATAAACACATATCTTTATGATGGAGAACATAGCTATCAATCTCAATACAAAGCTATAGTTAACTATTATGATACATTAGCTAATGAGTTTATATTAATAGTAGATGACTATAATTGGGAAGAAGTACAACGCGGCACACAAGATGCTATAAGAGATAAAGACATAAAGGTATTATACGATGTACATTTACCCGCATACCCGGTTACAAAACAAGGTGTTTGGGGTCCAGAAATTACAGGAGATAAAGTATTTTGGTGGAATGGCTATTATGTAGCTCACTGCACAAAGTAAACGCGGGAATAGCTCAATTGGTAGAGCACCACCTTGCCAAGGTGGATGTTGAGGGTTCGAGTCCCTTTTCCCGCTCCAATTTAAATCTTTAAGCTCTCTGGTTTGGTAGCACGTATATAAACTTCCCCATACACTTCCATCTCTCCCATAAGAGATTGAAATTCTTTTTGAGATAACTTATCTATGTCTGCTAATTTAGCATGCAATTCTTTTACCATTTTCTTATAATGAGCGTTACATGTATCGCAGTCATTATTAGGATCATCTTCCATCTTACTACATTCTTTATACGGCTTAAGTTTAGCCTCGTAATGTATTGCTGTTAGTGTTGCAAACCCACCTTTATGTTCAGAACTGTTAGCAATTTTTTCTGCTCCAGCTAAACGTTTTTTTAAAAATTGTTTAAGTGATTCTTCAGTGGTAGGATCAGGCTGAACACGTTTTTCAAGCATTAATTGATACTGTTCTGCTAAAACTTTTAAGTTGCTATTCATTGTAAATATATTATATTACTTATTGTTATTTGACACATTTTAAACGGGCCGGTACGGGATTCGACTCTATAACAGACGTATTAGAAGCAAGCAGGATTAGTAAATCCTTTATAAATTACTACAAAAACAAACGGCATTATTCAAAG